AATAGTGCAAATGTCTGTTATATCTTTTGCTTTCATTGAACGTACAACCTCAACAGGTACTTTACAAAATATCTCAATCATCTTAGACTGCACCTCTGACTCCTTTGTAATATCTAGTTTTGAAAACTCCTGATACTGTCCTAGAGTGATTTCATTTAACGATGTAGGTATAATTAGCTTTACTTCCATATTAATATATAAACTTTTTTAATTTATTTTAGTAACTAAGATACGGTATATCTACCTCTGTTTGGGTTTTGTAATTGAAAGCCTACTGCATAACGCACCGCATCTATTAAGTGATTGTATTTGTCTATTGGTGTATTTGATTTACGTTCTAGCCAACGATAGTTGTTTAGTTCTTTAATTAAGTTAGTGCTATCTGGACTTACTATAATATCATAATCTTGTAATAAGCTAATACCATACGTTATACTTCCCTGTCCTTTTATGCTTGGGCGTACATTACAACCCTTTGCTTTTATTTCACTTAGCAGTCTAGGCTCTGCACTATCTCCAACGATTAAACCCTCTCTAGCGTGTTTTAAATTAAGTTGTGCTATTTGTGATGTAGTTAGTCTTTGTAAGTAGAAACATTCTTTTAGATATATTCGTTTGTTAGAACTGTCTATATTGACTTCAACTAAAGTACTAGGGTCTGCTGCAAAACCATAATCTTGACCCCATACGCTACTGCTTATATGCTTAAATTCTCCTACACTCCAATTATTAAATATAACCCCCTCTGCTTTATTTAACCACTTACCTAACATTTGCTGTTTGTATTTTTCTGGACGTCTTATCTTCATTTGCTCTATCTGTTCTATATAGCTTTGAGATAAGTTCTTTATATTATCCTTATAAGTAGTGTGTATATATGTAGTGTTTTCTTTAGTTGTATTGCTACCCTCTTGCACCCCTCTATCCTCAAAGAAACGTCTGTATATAAAATGTTCTTTTGTAGTTGGGTTTAGTATTAATATAATTCTATTTGGTTTGCCTTGTTGTCTTACTGATAAATCAATAGTATCAAATTTCTGCTCGTCTACTAGTTCCTCTGCTTCATCTACAACCCACGTAGTAATACCTTGTAAAGATTTTAAGTTAGCAGTCTGGTCACCGCTTGAGGTTTTTATCCCTCTGAATATTATTTTACTTCCTGTCTTTTTGTTTAGTATCTCATCTTTGGTTATGTGAAAGTCTGCTATTGAACCAAACTGTTCTAGCTTGTCTATAAACTCTGGAATGATTGATATATAAGCTGAGGTTAATGTATAACGAGTAAACAGTATCGTGTGTCCTTGTTCGTAAGTAAGCATCACTAAAAGGGCGTTTACTGAAAAAGACTTTCCAGAACCACGCCCACCACTGACAATAAAATACCTACTGTCACTTTCAACAATAGGCATATATTTCTTTTTTACTTTAATCAACGAACTTTATTAAATCTCTAAAATTAATGTTTAAACCCTCACTAGAGTTGATGTCTACACTTTCCTTAGGTTTACCATAACGATAGCTTAAATATAGCTGTACGGCTCTCATATCGCCTTTAGCCACTAACTCCCCTAGTTTACTTATAGCTTCGTCTTTGTCTATTATAGCATCTAAGCGCTCAATTAGTTTTTGTTCTATTGCCTTTGGTTTACGCCCAGCACCTTGCCTAGCTCCACCATTATTTTTTCTGTTATCCATTTTGAAATAAATTGTTTATTCAATAATATATAAACAGAATTATATTTTTTTAGAACATTCTTATTTGTGCTTTGTGTTGGTCTATTCTTTTAATTGCTGCATTGTAATAGTCTTTATCTAATTCACAAGCGGTTAAATCATATCCTAAATTATGACAGGCTAATGCTATACTTCCAGAACCCAAGTGTGTATCTAATATTTTATCTCCCTCTTTAGCGTAATTCATTAGTAACCATTCGTAAAGTTTTATTGGTTTTTCTGTTGGGTGTATTCGTGGCGTCCCGTTGTTAGCGTTTGCACCAACCCAACTTACTTTGTATTTTCTTAATGCCCTATTAAAACTTGTGTATGCCAATTCGCCATCGCTAAAATCATTCGCTCCAGTTCCCTTGTCCCAAAATATCCAACCCATACTTGGCGGTAAAAATGTAGTCATATAATTAGCACCCCAAACAATTTGGTTTTTACTAACTCGTTTTAACTCTAAAAAATAATCAAAATCAGGTATATTGCTGTCCCAATCGGTTGTACCTCTATTTATTTTGTTTTTACCATTTCCAAGTGTCATTTTCGTAACATCAATCCCATAAGGAGGGTCAACAATAGCAAGGTCAAAGTAGTTATCTTCGTACCTTGCCATAAGTTCCATATTGTCTTCGTTTGTTATTAGCATAGTACAGGGTTTTTAACTTTCTTGTTTAATGTAGCACCTTTTACTTCTGGTATTGTTTTACGCTTTACTCTAGTCTTTATTAGCGCGTTAAAGGGGTCTAGTCGTGTTTGTTTAAATTCTTCTACTGTTTCTATGTCCCAGCCACTTAAAACGTCTATAACGTCTTGTATTTCTTTTATAGTTTTTTTTGTTTGTTTTTTCTTTATTTCTTTTTTTATTTTGTCTTGTTCTGAGTTAAAGAACGGTTTAGATAATACTAAGTTTAGCTCTCTTATTATTTGGTCGTGTTTCTTTTTATCCTCAAGAGTTATTACGTTTATACTATTAACGTGGTGCAATATATTACAGTGACTTTTTTTTATTATATCTCCCACTTCTTTAAATGTAGCGCCGCTTTCATAGGCTAGTTTACTAAATACCTTTTTAGCATAAGAGTAATTTCTTTGCCTTGTATCTAAAGAGATATCTAAATTAAATTTTTTGTTTACTGCTTCTTTTATTGTTTCTAATTTCATATTTATTTTTAGTTAAATTCTGTATGCTCTAAGCACTCACTACAAAGGTTGTCGTTTAATTGGCTTGGTTCTGCATTACAACAGTCTGAGCCTATGTACCTTTCTGTATGTGGGTTGTCTATTGCATATTGTATTATTTGTTTTACTGTTTTCATTTTGTCTATATTTTATTATCTATAACTTCTATTAAGTGTCTAAGGTCTGAGCGTTCCCAAGTTCCTAAGTCTAGTCCGTTTATAAGAAATTTATAATAGTCTTTACGGTCTGTATCTCTTATTTCTATATTTATATACATAATTTATAATTTAAGTAATTCTTTTTTTATTATTTTATATTCTTTTTCATAAATACCTTTTTCTTTTATAATAGCATCAACATAATTAATGCATATTTCTTTAGCTTTATCAAATAGATGATAATCTATTGATTTTTCTGGATATTCATTTATTGCTAAATAAGTATCGTGATGTAATTTCTTTGCTTCTTTAAATGGGTTCATAATTAATCTAATTTAGTGAATTCTGCTGTTTGGTTTTTATTATGTTCTTCTTTGTTTTGAAAGTAGTTATCTACTAAGGCATCAATCATTACCAGTTCATCAATAGTAGCTACTTTTATTTTATGTGTTAAGCTGTCTATTTTGTTTAGTACATTAGTACACATCTCTGGGTTATTATGATACACTGTATTAAAACCCTCTTGGTATACTCGCTCTAGTATCTTTGATGTTTTATTCACTTGTAGCTTTACGTTTTGTTTAAATGCTTTACTTCCCTTTAAGTCATCGTTCGCCTCTAGTAGTAATTGACTTATCAATACGCATTTTAAATATGCTAAGTGTCTTTCGTTTATAGGTTCATCATAAACCCCTCTAACTTCTTCTTGGTGTTCTAATTCTTTTTGCTCCATTTCTTTATAGTATTCTATTTGTTTTTTTCTATCCATTGTTGTTGTTGTTCTCTTAGGTATTCTATTTCTCTGCGTAAATAATCTGCTGCTTTTTCTAAGTCTTTTAACTCATCGTCTTTTTTACCGCTCCTGCAGATATACTTAATTATATTTCCCCTATTGAAGTTTAGCTCATAATCTTTTATAAAGTCTATAACATCATAGCCTTTACCGTTTTCGTAATGTAAATAAGTTGCTCTCATAGTTTTATTTTATTTAATTCGTTTTGATATGCTTGTGCTGCTTCTTTTTCATCTGTAAATAATCCTAAATGTTTTGCTTTACCGTTTATCCGTATTGATGACCTCCATTTATTACTACTATTTTCCCAATAAACCCCAACATACTTACTTGAACTCTTAACGTGTTTTTTGTTACAATTTTCTCTTTGAGTTATAACTTCAAGATTATACAGATTATTGTTTTTAGGGTTTATATCAATATGGTTCACTACCAATTTATGACCGCAAGGTGTATGCTTAAGAAACGCAATCGCTACTAATTGGTGGATGTTTTTTAATTTTATTTTATTATCTTTATATAAATTCACTCGAAAATATGGCGAACCACATATAGCGCCTTTTAACACCTTTCCCTTTACCTTTCGACCCTTACTAGAAACCCTATCTAAACTTCTAACATTCCCTAAATTACTAACTTGATACAAGCCTTCATATTCTGGTATGTCTTTCCATACTTCAATTCCTAATCTACTTTTTAATTTTGCTATCATTTTGTTTTTGTTTTATAATAAATCTAATATTTTTAAATCTTCTTGTATGTCTTTAATCATTTCTGATGCGTCTTTATAGTCTTGGTTTTCTATTGCTTCAAGAACTATATCTAGGTCATATACAAATCTTATCATTCTGTTCTTAGTTTTAATAAGTGATAGCACTCTGCATATTTTTGTCTTGCTTTGCCTTTGTATTCTTGTTTAAATAATTCGTAAACCTTTTTAGTGTATTGGTATTTAGTGTCGCAATCAGCTAAATATTTTTCTGTAAACTTTTTACCTTTGCCTTTAAAGTAGTTTACATTATCTGCTGTATCTCCAATTATCATTTGCTCATAAAAGTTATATAAAGCCTCGTCCTCGCTTATATCTAAAACTTCTTTGTGTTTATAGTGATAGTTGTACATAAGGCAAGGGAACTGCTTATAGTCTTTGTCAATGCTCACTATCATAACATTATCACGCCCTATATCGTTTGAGAGTTCGTACCAATATCTAGCAACCATATCATCAGTTTCAATTCCATAACCCCAGATACTATCATATTCATCTTTTACAAATTGGTGCATTTCATTTAATAAAGGAGGTAACTCTTGCTTTTTTCTATTGGCTTTGTAGTCACTTGTAATTAGCTTTCTAAAGTTTCCCTTACTACCGCTAAACGTTAGTACTTTTTCAACTGGATACATATCTTCCAGCTTGTTTACTATGCTCATAAATTGCTCATCAAACTTCGCTTGTGCTTCTTCTATATCTCGATAGTATTTATCATCTTCTGGGTTCTCTCGTTTTTTATAACAAGCTGCAAAGATTAAACTATCTGCATCTACTAGTAAAATCATTCTAAATCTAAATTAAAGCATTCAACTGAACAATAATAATCTCCGTTTGTTTCAGAACCGCAACAAGCACATTCTGTTTTTGTATCTGGTTCATCTATATAACTATCTAACCAACTCATATATCGTATTTTTTTAATTTGTTTTGTAAATCTTCTATTTGCTTATTTAAGTCTATAAGCGTTTTGTTTTTTTCTTCTCGTATAATTGCTATACGTTTTGTAAGTACGCTGTTTTCAACAGTTAAAGCGTTTACATATTGCCCTATCTCTGTCATTCCTTGTATAAAGTTTTTTAAGTCTTTATTAGCAGGTTTTTGTTGACTCCATTCCATAACTAAATTAGCTATGTGATT